GCAGCTTTTGAAAAAGCTATCACAGACTCAGTTAATGACACTGATCCAACAATAAAGATCATCTATGATAATGTTCCACAGACTTTACCTGGTAAAACTGTAACTTACATATCCGTATCAATAACTTTCAGTCAGGCAACTGTTCAGGCACAGGGAGCATCCGCTACATATTATTCTGGTGCTATTCAATGTAATATTTATGTACCTAAAAATAAGGGTACTGCTGTGCTATCTGCTGTAAGTGAATCTGTTATATCAGGTCTTACTTCAATAAATGCTTCAGATTATACTGACACTTTCAGTTGTAAACCCAGAGTTGAAGAGATAACTGGTCCAATACCCGTAGAGGTTGAAAACAGATCACACTTCCTAGGTGTTCTATCTTGTGCTTTTTCTGCCAATTCGTAGTATACTAGAGTAGCAATCTAACAGAATTATGACCAGAGCCATTGATCTCCTTAAGAATAATTTTGGAGTAAGTCAACTCTATAAATACGACATTAACAATTCTGAAGGAGAAGTAGTGCTTACTGTCTACTGGCATCCACTTACAATAGCTGAACGTGAAATGATCCATAAAAAGAGTGGTTCGGAGGATAGTAATGATTTTGCCTTACAGCTAATGATTGAAAAAGCACTAGATAAAGGAGGAAAACGTATTTTTGCTGATGGTGACAAGGCTTCTTTACGTAGAGAAGTAGCAGCTAGTGTTTTACAGGAAATACAGCTTGAAATGTTACAGGCAGGAGCAGAAAAGGAGGTAGACGAGGCTAAGGCCGAATTGAAAAGCTAATCCTGATTGGCAGTTTATATACTCTTTAGCTAACGAACTAAAAATGACTGTACGGGATTTGTGCAGTAAATTAACTGTTGAGGAAATGGTAGGTTGGGCTGCCTTTTACAAGTTACGTAACGAAGAACAAGAAAAAGCACAAGATAGAACACAAAGAAGGAGCGTTATACCCAAATCACGGTAGAATAGTCTATATAATTGTCTAATTAGGTCTAAATGGCACAAAAAGATCTAGTACTAAGAATAAAAACGATAGATAAGGAGCTAAAGCAATCCTTAAAAGAGACAGCAAAATTAGAAAAACTTGTACAGAGATTAAATAACAAGATAATAAAGCTACAAACTAAGAAAGCGGAAGATTCAGCAAAAAGACTACAAAGAGAACTAGAAAAAGCCGATCAAATAAGTGCAAAATTATTTTCTTTTAGCAGAACTGATGGATTCGGAAGATCCATAGCAAAAGTAAGAGATCAACTATCTTCGGTAAGACTGGCGTTTGACCAAGCGAATAGTGCAGCAGAAAGACAAAACAAAGCAACCGCTTTACTTGCAGGTAATTTTAAAAAGGTAAGAATGGAAGCTGTTGCTTTTGCAATGGCAAGTGGTAATACATCAGCAGGTCTGAAGCTAGGTGATGGAAACGTACAGAGTAGGCTTAAAGAAATAGAGGCATTTCCAAAAACTATGCTTGCTGGTAGAGAGGCTATGGGTCTCCTTAACAGGATGCTGGAGATGTCTGTGGCTGGCTCAAAAGACTTCTTAGATATAAGTCAAGCCATAGGTAAACAATTAAAGATAAATGCAGATATACAAAAAGCATCCGATACTGCTGCTGGCTTAAACAAACCCAAGAAGAAGAAAGATGAACTGAAAACAGATATGAAGATAAACGATCAACTAGAGCAAAGACTTCTAATGGAGAAGGACTTAATTAAAGTTCGTGAAAAAAGAGCAAGGCAAGATGAAAGAAAGTTAAGACAACAAAAGCAGGAAGAAAAGCAAACAGATAGACAGAGAGCAAAACAGAGACAAGGTAGACTACTCGGTGCAGGTTTCCCTCTACTATTTGGTGGAGGCGTTGGATCTGTTGCTGGTAGTGTTCTCGGTAGTCTTGGAGCAAAACCAGGTGAAGAGTTCGGTGCACAGATATTTGGTAGTGCAATAGGTGCTCAGCTTGAGCAACTTGTAAGAAGAGCAAATGCTCTAGGCGATGCAATAGATCAGATAAGTTTCGATAAACTAGAAGAACAAAGCATCATCATTAGTGGAGAACTAAGAGCACAGGTCAACTTACTGAAAGAACTAGGCAGACAGGATGAGGCAAGAGCAATATTAGCTAGAGAAGTAGAGAAAAGAACAGGTGCTAATGCTGATGTAACCAGAGATGTAAATAGGCAGGTACAACTTCTAAATGCAGGATTCAGCGAACTTGTTAACAGTGCTGGTACAACCTTATCCATTGTCGGTGGACCGCTACTAACAGGAATAGGAACTATATCCTTCCTAGTTGCTCAGTTATTCAAGACCTTTAACAGAGGAATATCCACTCTACGAAATTTGATACCAGATTTAGGTGTTGTTGATGATTTCTTCGAAAAATTCAATAAACGACTACAAGAAGCTTTGGGTAAAGCTAAAGAGTTACGAAGAGAACTTCGGTTAGAAGGAGATGCTGCTTTTACAAAGTTTACTATTGAGCAAGAAAAGACCTTTGGAAAGGCAGCACAGACATTCGAAGCACAAAGACAAAATCTTCTATTACAGAAGAAGATAGTTGAAATTGATAATAGAAGAGGTTTAGCTAAAGCCTTAGAAGGTCAAGAAGATGACGGGGTTAGAAACGAAATAACTAAAAATTTTAGAGATAAATTAAAACAAAGTATTTTTAACATAGATAAACAACTACTACTAATTGATGAAAAGGAACAGTCAAGAAATGAAAAGCTGCAAAGAAGAATCAATTTAATAACACAAGAATCGCAAATACAGTCAAACATAACTAAAGCTATAAATGTTGGAGATGAAGAAACAGCAAGAAGATTACAGTTTGAGCTAGAAAAAGTAAGAATACAAAATCAGTTGGGTGAAGAGCTTAGAGCTGCTAAGAGTGTTGAAGAAGAAATATTATTAGTCAAAAAAGCAATAGCAAATATTGATGCTGCAAGAACAAGAATAAATGAGCAACTAACAAAGCAGGAAATGAAGCTTAAAACATTATATGAAGGTATTGGATCAGCCATAGAGAACGGAATAGTAAGTGCTATTGATGGTGCGATCCAGGGAACAAAAACCTTGGGAGATGTAGCCCGTAGTGTATTTAGTGAAATATCCAGACAACTAATTAGCTTTGGTGTAAATTCTCTTCTTGGTTCTATATTTCCAGGTTCTAGATTTTTCAGAGCTAATGGTGGTCCTGTTAGTGCTGGTAAGAGTTATATGGTTGGAGAGCGTGGCCCAGAAATGTTTACACCAAACACAGGAGGCAGAGTAACTCCAAACAGTGATCTTGGTGGATCGACCAACATAGTTGTAAACGTAGATGCTTCTGGTTCTTCTGTTGAAGGTGATGAACAGCAGGGCAGAGAGCTTGGTCGTCTTATCTCAGTTGCAGTACAATCTGAAATATTACAGCAAAAACGTCCTGGAGGTTTACTTTCATAATGGCTACCTTTCCTTCAATAAAACCTACATACGGACAAAGAAAAAACTCAGCACCCTTAACACGCACCATTCGTTTCGTTGATGGATATGAACACAGAATTTTATTTGGAATAGCAGCACATCAAAATCCTAAAGTATTTAATTTTACTTTTAATGTTTCAGAGACAGACTCAGATACCATAGAAACTTTCTTAGATGCAAGAGCAAATGACAGTGCCAGCTTTACTTTTACACCACCTGGAGAATCCAGTTCATCACAGTTTGTTTGCGAAAGTTGGAGTAAGTCGATACCTTATAATAATAGAGCTACGATCCAAGCTACATTCAGAGAAGTATTTGAACCTGCATCCTAATGTCAGTTAACTCAGCAGTATTCAGTAATCTACAATCTATAAATCCTTCTGCAATTATTGAACTATTTACGTTGCAGTTATCTACATCATTACATGGATCGAATGATATCTTTCGTTTTCATGCTGGTAGCAGTCTTAATGCCAACGGTGAAATAGTCTGGGATGGAGATTCATACCTTAGATTTCCAATACAGGTATCAGGTTTTGCTTTTCAGAAAGGACAATTACCTCGTCCAAAAATGACAGTAAGTAATGCAGGTATTATTCCAGGGTCAGGTATTATTTCTGCTATTCTTTTGTCCGTTAATGAAACTACAGCAGGTAATGATCTTACTGGAGCTACCGTTACAAGAATAAGAACCCTTGCTAAATTTATTGATGCTGTAAACTTTGCTGACAATACAAATGCAACAGCAGATCCTAACGCAGAGTTTCCTAGAGAAGTTTATGGAGTTGATAGAAAGTCAGCAGAGAATAGAGAGGTAGTGGAGTTTGAACTAGCTGCACCGACTGACCTTGCAGGTATAAGGATTCCAGGTCGTCAGGCAACTCGTTCTATATTTCCTAGTATTGGTACGTTTAACTAATGTCTTGGAAAGAAAAAGCATTGGTTCATGCGAAAGACCAAGATCCTAAAGAAGCTGTTGGATTATTATTGAATGTGAAGGGTAAAGAAAGATATTTTCCTTGCCGTAACCTTGCCTTAACAGATCATCAATGTTTTATTCTAGACCCAGAAGATTACGTTAGAGCAGATAAGACAGGTGAGATCGTAGCAGTAGTTCATAGTCATCCTGTAACTCCTCCGATTGCAAGTCAGGCAGATAAAATCAGTTGTGAACAAAGTGGGCTTCCGTGGCATATTGTTAATCCCAAAACAGAACAATGGGGATACTTAGAACCATCAGGATATAAAGCACCAATATTAGGAAGGCAATGGGTATGGGGTATAACTGACTGTTGGAGCTTAGTAAGAGATTGGTATAGAGAAGAAAAGAATATTACCCTCAAGGATTGGGAAAGACCCACAACTCCAGAAGAGTTTCTACATAATCCATTGTTTGAAAGTTGTGCCTGGCGAACAGGTTTTAGAGAACTTAGAAGAGATGAAAAGTTAGAGAATGGAGATGTTTTACTGATGAGTATTTTGCATCCAACTTTAAATCATGTAGCATTATTTTTTGATGGTGATGTTATTCATCATTTAACCGATAGACTATCTTGTAGAGAACCCTATTCAGAGTGGTTGTTAAAATGCACTGGTAAAAGGTATCGTTATG